AAGGAAGAAGTGAAAGAGAATGATCATGCCATCGACGCCCTGCGGTACAGTCTTAGGCTGTATCCTGTTGATGAGAATGTACGGGCAAGGTTTATCGCTCATCCTCGTTAAAGGTAATATATGAACAGTGCAGAGAGGTGAAGAAAGTGGCAGATGATTATCAGCCGCCCGTGTTTTATCTGAGTGATAAAGAAAAGCTTGTTAAGTCCCTTGGGATCCAGCTGAACTGTGAGCCTAAGGACATCAAGATTCTCGTGAACGGTGTCGACATTGCTAAGAGCCTCATTATCGATACCGTCGTTATAACGGTTGAGAAGAAAAGCGCTTAGATGCATTAAGCACATTTCGCACGTAAACACATAAGTGAGTTTTGAATATGCCTTTGCGTAGTCAAGTCCAGCCTGGAATGCAGGCTATGCGGAGTTATCCTCTTGCGGTTAGCGAACGCCAGATTCACGAAGAAATCCCATTAGGCTGGCGCCAGGACGCGGGCTTATGGGGTTACATGAACAAGTATATGATTGGCGGGTCTGGAGCTGGCTTTGTTACTCCGCCATACACGGCTATTTGGGAGCGTTTATGGGGCGCCGTTCCTATCGAGGATTTGCCGAAGTATAAGGACCTGTACACTTTTACGCCTTATATCAAGGCAACGGTTGATGTTACTGTTAACCTGGCAATCAGTAACGGCTTTGAACTTGAAGGTTCAACAGTTCAGGTGCGAGAGTGGCTGATTAATTGGCTTGATGAAAGAAATTATCTGGAGACTCTTAGGATCAGCACGACGGATATGCTTGTTTTCGGTAACTCATTTGATGAGCTCTGTAGGGATGGCAAGAGTATTGTTACGTTGAAGCCGTTGGATCCTGTGTTTATGCGGGTTCGCAGGGACGCTTATGGCCAAGTGTTTGGTTACATTCAACTGTTGACGATGCCGCCCGTCGTGTTCACGGCTAACGACATGCTTCATATTCGTTGGGGCCCTAAGAGCTGGTGGTATGAGTACAGTTATGGCACGAGTCAGCTGCGGCCTTTGCTGAAGATTCAAGCGTACATTAACCAGCTTGAAGACGACATGGCCATAATCAGCCATCTATACACGAAGCCTATGCTTGTTATTCAAGGTGGGACTCCGGAGAAGCCTTACAGTGTTGATCAGTTGAATCAGCTTATTGATAGCTTCTCGAATCGTGGTGTTGCGAGCGACATTTTCTTGAGGGGAGACGCAAATGCTAAGCCTATTCCCAGCATGACTCGTGACATTAAGATTCAATGGTGGCTTCAGTATCTTGAGGAAATGCGACAAGGCGTCATGGGGGTTCCCGGTATCTTCATGGGTAAGGTTGAAGGTACAAACAGGGCTACTGCTGAAGTTGTCATGAAAGAGTACGTGACAAGGCTGCGCATGATACAGGAAGCGCTTAGCGATCAACTTGAAACTGTCCTGTTCAAACAGCTTGTCAATGACGAGTTCGGCGAGAACGTTGAGATACCTTTGGTTAAGTGGCGACCAATCTGGGAGCCCAGCTTAACAGAGATGGCGCCAATAATAGACACGCTCTTCAAGGATGGTATTATCGAGAAAGGTGAGGCTAGGCTACGAATAGGCTTTCCTGAGGATAGTCCAGCTGAAGACGGTAAACAAGGAAAAGCACCGCAGCTTCTACGGAAGGCAGAGGGTAGCCGGTCTTCTGTTCCTGGGAAGCGGTGGATAATTGCAGAGGATAATCGCAGCAGCTGAGGCGCTGGAAGCGTTTAAAGCGTTCTATGCGTTCCGCTGTTTTACAGCTCGGATTATGCAGCGATGGGTCTACAATTCGCAGAGCGATAACAAGACCTGTGATGACTGCGATTGGCTAGACGGGAAAACGTTTGAGATAGAGGATGTTTCAGAGTTCGAAGGAGTTTTTCCTTATGGAGAAGCTGAGGGAGCGGACCTGTTCCATCCTAATATTCATCCGAACTGCAGATGCGAGATAATTCTGCTTGAAACGTATTTGACAGACTAGAAAGAGAAGAAGATGCTTTCTTGGATGAAGCGTAGCCTTAGTAAGTGGTGGCCTCGTATGGCTTGCAGTAGTCTTTGTGGATACACGGCAGAGATGCGTAGGCCTCACCTTAGCTGCTTGTGGTGTCGACGTCGAAGGCTAGAGTACAAGAAGCTTCCTGCTGGCTACCGCTTGAATAGGCTTATGGGTGTTGTTATGCCCCCCAAACTTTACAGTTACGTAATCATCATTGACCAGAGCTCGAATCGTAAGTACCAGAAAATCAAGGATATTCTGCTTAAGCATTTGCTCACGATATGTGAAGGACTAGCAAACTAGGAAGGGCCTCGAATGGTATTCGACTTTGAGAAGGAATTCAAGAAGGAACGCAGTGAGCATCCCGATTTGACTGATGACGAAGTAAAGGGCCTTGTTAAGGATCATGAGCGTCTCCAGGCAGCAGGCCTTGATGAAACGGATAACACGTTTAGGTACAGGGTTGCGGATCCTGGAAGGTTCGACAGGTTCAGAGTCAAGGACATTACGGATGGCGTTCAAATTACTTATGCGCGCGTGAAGGGTTCGGACAGGTGGGAAATTCAGAACTACATTTTCAGCAAGGACCGCTTCAAAACTCCAGCAGCAGTTCGCCAGTGGCTGGAGAAGCATTTGAAAAGCGAGATTAGCTACTTTTCAGATTTGAAGGCATGGAACGAGTATCGCAGAAGGTGCTTGAACGCGTATATGCATAATTCAAAGCTTTTATAAAAGAAAGCAGGTAAATAATAATTCATGGTAACACTTCAGGAATTACGAGAACAGTTTCCAGTGCGTGATTGTCCGCCTTACGGTCCCTGCCTTGTCGTGCCTGGATACGAGTTTGATCCTGACTGGGAAGCACAGCTTGACGTTGACGTTATTGAAACAGACTTCGGCGACCCTGCCAAGCCCTTTACGCTGATTCCTCTGAAGGGTGAGAAGCCTACGGGAATTCCAGCAGTACCTGAGAAGCAGCCTGAAAGTTCCGCTAAGACTCCCCAGAAACCCAAGCGGAAATATAGAAAAGGCAGCTGGAATCTGAAAGACGAAGAAAGACTTTTGAAACGTTGGGATGAAGTCAAGGGCACAACAATGGAACGGGCTAAGCTGCTTGCGCCGGAATTCGCAGACCGAAAGCCAGAAGCAATCTATCAGAAGCATTGGGCTCTTACAACAGATTACACGCAGAACAGAAGGAAAACGTCTCAGAAGCCTACAGAGCCGAGCGTAAGAAGAGTTGAAAAGAAGCCTACAGTATCGAAGAATGTGAGCTGTCCAAAATGCGGTCTTCCCTTGGACTTGTGCGCCTGCGTTCAGGTAGACCGTGAGCAAGAACGGATCAAGAAGTTTAGAAAGAAAATAGAAGCTAAGCTACCCATAACTCAGGTTATTTCTCCAGAGTCTAAGCTAGGCCTCAAAACGAAAGAAACTCAAGACATCGCTCCTGCTCTCCACTTCAAAGGAAGGAATATTATCATAGACTCAAATGGCTTGGCATCCGGTACTCATGTTTACGTTGATGGGAAGGTAGTTGAGTTTCTCGTTGAGCTCACGATACATGCAAAAATCGGAGAGCTTACTACTGTTCAAATGAAAGTCTACGACTTCTAGGGCAGGACTAGTCTTTGGGGAAACGTAGTCAACAGACAAATATAGGCTTGACTTTTGAGGAGCGCGTAGTATATGCTGAAAACCGGAAGAAGGTTGAAGCTGAACTTGAGAAGCGTCAGATCGAGGAAGTTTACAGGCAGCTAGGAATAGCACTTCAAAAACGTATCTTGGAAAGGAAGACATTAGTTTCCAATTGATGAGTGCATGCCGGAGCCTATCGAAGCCTTCGGGTTTTAGTGGCTCTGGCTACTCATCATTCTTTTCAGTTTTCACGGTGATTTGAAATGAGCTTATCAAGTCATAATTATTAGGAGTTGATGTTGTGACGTACAATGAAGAAAGTATCGCGGAATTCTATGGTTTCATGAGCTTCTGCTCTGCAGATCCCGCACTCGAGGAGAGGATGCGCAGCAGGGAAAAGAAGTATGGTTACAAGAGGGGCTCAAACGCAAGCTTTACCAAACCAGGCGAATACAAGGATATCCCAGAAAACAGCTTCGCGGATCCAGTCGGCTACAACTATCCCATCGACGACGAACACGTTCGAGCAGCAGTTACGTATTGGAGTCACATTGGTCACCGAAGAGCTTATGGTCCTACTGCAAGAGCATTCATAACTGAACGAATCATCAAGGCAGCTCTAGCTAAGGGAGTAACTGTCAGGTGGCAGCCGGATGACCCTGATTATAGAGGGCTTCCTGAACCCTTGAAAAAACGGTTAGAAGGTTACGGTGACAGCAAGAAAAGCTTCCTTGAAGATCCAGACCGCTTCAAGGCTTACTGTCACGAATTAACGCGAAAGAGGATGTAAAGCATGAAACTGAAGTATTACGTGCCTTTTAAAGCGCAGATCGGCCAAGACGCCCAGCTAGCAGTTAAGGAGAGCTTGATCAACATTGAAGGCACAGCAATCGATACGACCGTGAATACTAACAAGTGGCAAGTTCCCCCGGAAGACCTTGACTTTTTCGTCTCCAGCCTTCAAGGTGCACAGCTCCGAATTGATCACGCTGAAAGCGCATTGGCCGTGATAGGAAAGGTTCCAGAAGCCAAGAACCTAGGAAGTTCTGCTTGGTTCCGCGCTGAAATCGGCGACGCAAGCATTATCCAGAAGGTGCTTAGGGGATATCTGACGCATGTAAGCGTTCAAGTTGACAGCGACAACGTTGAATGCAGCAAGTGCAAGAAACAGACTCGTAACGAAGGTATGCTTGTACACTTGTGCCCGGGTGCCTGGGAAGTCGTTCATAAACCGAAGGTCCGCGAGCTCAGCATCGTTGCGAGCCCTGCGTATAAGACGACGGAGTTTAAGCCTGTTGGCTTCGCAGCTGCAATGAACGAAAGCCAATCTAACATACGAATGTGCGAGGGAGCATGTGTTAGCGGCGCCTGCACGGACAAGAGCAGCGTAACCTGCAGAATAAAGGCTTGGTCACCTGATCTCGAGTCTTTCAGGGCGAATGTTGATTCTAAGGAGAAGGGCGTGCTCGAGGCGCGTAAACAAGTTTTGAAGAGGCTTCTTGCTCTTCGTGTACGTATCAGTTCACAGTTACTTGACGGTAACGAAGATGTGGGTTCTAACCGAGAGGTGCAAGAACCTGAAAACAAAACGAACGAACACAAAGAGGTGAAGCCATTGTCTGCACAACAGAATGGGCAGCAAGCGGCTTCTCCGCATCAAGCACAAGGCGTAGTTAACGTTGCTCCCGGAGAGGGAGCACCAAAGCAGGTAACATACGAGGAAATGCAGAATCAACTGAAAAGCCTAGGCGATCAACTAATGAAGGCTGAAGGCGCAGAAATCGATGCTCTGGGAAAGAAAATCGCTGAAATAGAGGCTGAAGTTGGAAGGCGCGCAACAAAAAATGCCTTGACTAGAAAGCTGAGCGAGCTGAGCAAGAAAATGAGCGAAAGCGCAGAATCTGCCGAGACGGGCAAATCAGCAGAAGCAGCCAAGAAAGGAAAGAAAGCCGATCCTGGAGCTGATGCTGTAGACGATCGAGATGACGACGAGGACGAGGAAAAGAAGCCTCAGCAAGCAGGCGCACGCGCGCATGGAAAAGGCTTAATCAGCACTGAAGACATGGATCAAGAGTCAACTGGTCCATCGTCACCCTGGTTCAAGGATTTTCTGAAGGCTAACGCGAAAATGAGGGAGCAGGGCAACACGACCTTTTCAGGGCAAGCGAAGGGTGAAGGACTATGAGCGACACTTTTGAAGGCACTAGCCCGCACATTAGCGACAGGTACATTACTCGGGAAATCGCTGGCGAAATCTTAACGATGGGTCAAGTCGTAGAGCTCACGGCTGATCAAACCGTTAGGAAACCAGCAACTGTTCCAGGAGTCAAGTACTGCGGAGTCTGCCTGACATCTGCAGCTCTCGGCAAGAGCGTATCTGTTCTCTGGCGTGGAAGAGCACGAGCAAAAGCTTACGGAACAATCACTGCTGGAGATCTCCTTAGTGCAGGACCAGGCGGAACAATTCAAACACTAGCAATTCTTACGGCGACAGACCTCACCGGAACAAGCGCTGCAATAGCGACTATTCTCAATCAGCACCTAGCATTCTTTGCTTTCTGCGAGATCGGCGCGGCTAGCGGGGCCTCAGCAGTAATCTTCATCGTATAGGTGATTAGTAATGAGCATGACACCAGACGCTTTTACATGGGTTGATACTGGCGCAGTAGCGTATCCAGCCTTACACAAGAAAATCATCGAGCTAACAATGCCCGCACTGATGATCAAACAGTTACTTCCAGAATTCCCGTTAGTGGCAGGTAGAACAGCAACCTTCGCTAAGGAAGCCGGCAGCCGAAGCGCAGCTATAAGCGAGATTAGCCCGGGCGTTGAGATTCCAATGGATTTCACGCCGCTATCATACGTGACCGTAACGCCATACAAGAAAGGCCAACGTGAAAGGGTTGTCCGCGAAAACATCGAAGACTTCTACATTCCAGTGATCGAGCAGCAGCTCAGACGTCTAGCAAGACGTATGGCCTACACGATTGACTATGACTGTCTCAGCGTAATAGGCGCCGGCGCAGGAATCAGCAGCGGAGCAACAGGCTGGAGCATGGGCAGCACAGGAACACGCTTCCAAGTCAGCGCAGGCACAGCCTACGGAGTAGGCCAAGAGGATATTCTCTGGGCAAAAAGCTACATTGAATCTAAAAGCTTCAAGCCAACACACTTCATCTGCAACCCCATAAACGCTAGGGACCTATACGAGCTGCCAATGTTCAGCTTGTGGGCGCATTACGGCGAGAAAATCATGAAGGGCGGCGTAATCGGCACAATCTACGGCGACATACAAGTTCTCGTAACACCTGTACAATCAGCTGGCACCGCATACATGGTTAGCACTGGAGAGAATCCAAGCGGCGCCTACGCGCCTATGGGCTTCTTCGTCATTAAACGGCCGTTGATGACGGATCTGGAGCTCAAGAAAGACTTCGACTGCGTAGATGTATCGCTTACAACAAGGTACTCGCCTGTAGTCTTGAGCGGAGACGCTATCGTCCAAATAACAGGACTGAAAACAACCTAAACCCAAGTAAGCTACAAAGTAGCTACAACCCTCTTTCCCCCCTTTTCTAAGGTCAATTTCACGCTCACATATTACATGAGACGTTCCTTCTCGAGCGTCTCTTCACAGTTCACCAGTTAATGGTGAAAGGAAAGAAAGACATGAACGACACGCAAGTGATAATCAGCTTCGCAGCCATAACAATCGCTATTCTCCTGCGAACCTTGCTACCGAGTCTCAAGAAACTCCAGGCAGGAGCTTCCTGGGACCACACCTACACAGCAACTGCAATCTTAGCGTTCATCACGAGCTTTGCTAGCGCAGCGGCAACATTCCAAACGTTCACGATACCTGAAAACGTAACAAGCATATTAGGTATCGTGTTGATCAGCTTCGTTTACGGATGGGGCCTCAACGACGTCCTCAACACAAGCGTTGCCGACCTACAGACACCTTCAACCTCTAGCACGTCAACAGCTTCAAAAGTAACCAGCAGCACTCAAACCTCTATAGGATCCTATATGAGCTGGGCAATCAACATAGTGAATGGGTACTTGGTGCTTTATCCGCCTGCAACCCTTGTCTCAGATGTAGGCAGAGTTATTGGGTTAGGCAGCGTCATCGGCTACGATTCAACCTTTGATTTCCTCAAGCTAGCAACACAATACATTGACGCGACCCTTGCTGCCATGCAAAACCCAAACTACCACGCAGGAAAGCCAGCAGGATAAACGTTGCGAAGCAAACAGTTAAAGCATGAATTCCCCCCTTTTTTAGTTAACATTTTTGCACGTCAGCCAGCATTCAAAAACCATCTTCTTTCACTTCTCCGAAGATAGTTTCTAGGAAGGTTGGAGTGTGCGTTTTGCAGCTCTCCTTTCTCCCTGGCCAAGGCTGAAAGCTGAAAGTGCCATGTTTAACAGTTTCGTCGTCTGGTTGAGTAAGAATCTCTGCAGGCATTGCAGCTGCGGCAAATATGAGATTTGCCTGCACTGCAGAGTACACAGGTTACTCAACAGACTGTATGGTCGATAGGTCTGTTCGCGCGCCGAACAGGCTTCAAAAGTATGCCACGTGGCATAATCTTCATAGTCATGGGAGTGACAAAAAGCATGAATCAACAACAGACCTCAAAAGGATCCTTAAACATCAACCTGAACAGTCTAACCCCTGTAAAAACAGTTCTGATCTGCGCTATTCTCCTTTGTGCTGGAATTGCTGCTTATCTAGGTGCAAACATCAACGTGAATGTTGATGTTCAAGCTCGTGTTCAAACAATCGAGAATAGGCTTGATATTCCAGTGAACAGCAGCCTCAGCGCCTTTCAGAAGAGCAACACGTACCTTGTCATCCAGCATAGCGCTGGCGCGTGTTTGATGAATCAGAGCGGTTATCTTACGGAGTTTCTTGCAAATCAGAGCCAGATAATTATGGATGGTTTTGGAAATGTTAGCAGTGCCGGCGGCAGCGTTCACGTTCAAACAGGAAGCTACACAGCATCCGTAACTGTTCTGAATAACGTAAGATTCATCCTTGACGAAGGCGCAACAGGAATAACTTGGACCGTCGCCTCTGGAGCAACCTGTATCATTGATGACTTTAACTCTGGCGTATTCGCGTATTACCAAGCTGGCCTAGCCTACAGCGTCTTCAATTACTCCAGCGGGAACTTGCTTGTGGCTACGATAAACAGCACGACCGTAAACTTGAACAATCTAGTCTGGAACGGATTGAACAGAACGGATACTATTGCAAGCCCTACGGGCGCGTACAATTATATCATCACAACGAATGGCGCCGGGAACTTTTTCGCGAAGAATGGCACGGATGGCACGGTTCTTCAAAACACAAACATAAGCGCAGTCGTAAACAGCGAGATAGGAAACCTAACAGTTGTGGGCTCTTCTGGCGGAAGAATTCTCATGAAAGCGGGAACATACAACTTTACCGCGCCAATAATCATGAAGCAGCATATTTGGATAGAAGGCGAAGGCCCAAGCATAACAATACTGCAGCTTGCAGATAATGCAAACTGCAACCTCTTCGAATACAAGAATAGCTCAACGAACGTTTTAGCAGAAATATATTCCATGACCATAACGGGCAACAGTGGAATGAACACGCAAGGATCAGGCATATACATTGAACCAACGGCAGGCGGCACCTTCTGGGACCTATCTCTTCACGACGTGTATATCACTCATTTCGCGCAGTATGGCATTTACACAAGTCAGTTCTGGGGCTACAGCTTCTTCCATGTCATCAGTGAATATAACCTGCTTGACGGAATACACGTTACAGGCGGATCCAGCGGCCACATGATCGGCAGCAAATTCATGTTAAACGGGCAGTGCGGCCTCAACATGACGGGCGGCGGCTACCTTGACTGGACAGACGATGACTTTCGACAAAACGGTTATCACGGCGTATGGCTGAACGGCTCAACCTGCAGCTTCATCAGCTGCCACTTCATCCAGAACAGTGCAAGCGCGAATAACACGTATGATGGCATCTTCCTCTATGGGACAGCTGCAAGTTACACGCGCATAATTAGCTGCGAGTTCAATGGTAAAAATGGAAACAATTTTGAACATTACGGCGTCGCAATCGCTGCTGCAAGCGTAGCGGAAACCCTCGTTGAAGATAACACTTTCTACGGGTATGGCGCTGCTCCTCTGGTTGATTATGGGACGGGCTCAAGAATTCATTATAATCATGGCTGGAATACCGAAGGTAACGGTGCAGCGACTTTTCCCAGCGGTAGCGTATCCTACAGTTTTCCACATGGACTCAATGGCACACCTATGAATGTTGGAATTAACTGGCAAAGCGATTTAGGTGGAAGAGGTTTCTATTGGAGTGCGAATAGCACGTACATAACGGTTACGCTCACTCAGCCGGCAGTGCTGCCGAATGTTGCTTTGGGAATAACTCCGACTACGACGGCTTGGGGTGTTGCGCCGACAAGCTTGGCTAACAGCACGGACGGCGACTGGACAACAAGCACAACGAACGGAACGACTAATGCGACGGGCTCGCAGGTCATCGGTACTCTTGATTATAACCTTGGAGCAACGTATACGTGTGAAGTCTTTACGAAAGTAGGCTTGCTCGTCAATCAAACCTGCACTCTAACCGGGTACTGGTACTATTCCAATGACGGCACAAACTGGAACTATAACACGGCAACGGGAGCATTTCAACGTGTAAATCCGACTAGCGAGCTTATAGTCGATAGTCAGGTTGAATGTGTCTCTGCTAGATATGTGCGTCTGAGCCTTTCGGCGAGTGTTGCCGCAAATTGCACGGTCTGCGTATATGAAGTAGCAATGTTCAACATGACGCCTGCGACAGCGGCAAGCGCAAACTACGACTTCACGTGGTCTGCAAAGCTGGGTTCATAATCAAATGAAATAGACGAGGGGTTAAGGATGGGTTCAGCAACAATAACCGCTGGAAATACTTATGTTGACGTACCGCACGGTCTCAGCTTCACGCCTACGATAGATCAGATTCAGCTAACCCCGCAGGATGACTTGGGCGGTAGAGGCTTCTGGCCTAGCAATCCGGGAGCGACAACTTTTCGCATAAACATAAGCATGTTTGACCCAGATGCAAATCACGTTTTCAGTTGGCAACCTATCGGTACAGGAGCACCCGTTACTCCTGCAGGAGCTTTTCCGATTGCTGCGAGTGATGTTCAGGCAGCCTTGAACGCAACGTATGATGCTGTTAACCACGTGTACAATGTTTACGGATTGAAAATCGCTGATACGACCCTTGCAGCATACGTAACCTTTGCGAACAATTACATACTTTCGATATTGGGAGTCCCCTCGCTCGCTACTACAGATCCAAAGTACTCTGTGGCCTATAACTGCGCTCTGGATATAGCTTGTATTCGTGTTCTCGTTGTGAGTATGGGCGGGTCGCTTGTTGGCGTCTTCGACTACTTCCTTGGGGATCTTCGGGTTGCCAGAGCAGGACCATACAAGGAAGCGATCACCGCGACGTTACAGGGCTTCAAAGAAGATTTAGCTAGACACATGCTGAACCTGTCCACGGTTGCTGCAGTGTTCACTCCAAGCTTAGCTGGAGAAGTTGATACGAGTCAGGGGCCGCTGCTGTCACCATGAGCAACCAAAACATACCTGGAGATCCCGTAGAGTCAGGACCTTACGATTTCAGTGTCCCTCAAAGCTTGGCCTCAGCAGGGACCGCGCGCAGCATCTGGCAAGGCAGTTACGTAAGCATTTATTGTCGTGGCCAAAAGCGGTTAGTGACTTCGCAGGAGTTGCAGCAGCTTCTTGATAATGGGGAAGACGTCGAAGTTAGGACTCCAGGCACCTAGAAGGGCAAGGCATGACTGAGAATAACGTGCTCGTCAGCCAAGTTTTGCAGGCAAATTGGACGTTAGCCTCGCCCTTAGCCAGCGAGATCCTTTGGGAGACAACACGCGTCGACACAGTTTCTTTTCTGGCTAGCACTAAAAATCAGGGGGTCAGCTGCTATAATCCTACAGGAGCTCTCCAGAATGATCCCTTAAGCAGGGAAGCATGGCTTGAACACGAAAGAATAATCGTCGACGTACTCGTGAAAGTCACGACTACTCCTGCCGCAGCTGCAGACGTCCGGAAGCTTATTCGTGACGAGGTCTATAGGATCCTTCACACAAAAGAGCTAGGCATATCGGGAATTGTGGATGTTTATGTTGAAAGGGAAATTACGAAGGTTGAAGGATCCGACTTAGTCAGGTTGACGCTTCAGGTAGCATGCGTCAATTTTCACGTAGTTCCAACTTGAGGCTTGACATCTTGAGCATATCCTTCCAGGCAAGCGTACGAGGCGGCACAGAACTAGTTTTGAATCTTAACCGTTTTAGCGACGCGCTCAAAGAGAATGTACAGAGTAGCTTGGCACTTGTGAGCCTTCGTATTCTTGAGGATATGAGAAGTTTCACGCCGGTGCGCACGGGTTATTTGCTGAGCACGGAGAACATGGAAGAGATTGGTTCATGCGCCTTCGTCATTTACGCGCGCGCTTTCTACGCGCCCTATGTCGAATGGGGTACGAGGCGGATGGCTGCCAGGTTATTCATGACCCGAGCGTTTGAGTTGCATAGGGATGAGGTGCAGCAGGAAATCTGGAATGGAATAGCAGGTCTTGCCTCGCAAATGTTTAGGTGAAGCTTCCTTGGATAAGTGGGTGAAGCTTCACGTACGGAAGAAACTGCTCAATCTTGCAGTACGCTTTCTCAACCGTCTGCTGCCAGATCCAAGGCCTACATATCCTCAGACACAGCTCCTCGAGCAAGTCTATCAGAAGCTATTCCAAACTTATAGGATAGAAGCATATTGCGGCCGCTTCGATGACGTTCCCCGCCAGACGTTGGAGCACTTGCGCGATCGGCACTTCTTGAATATTTTGGAGCTCAGCCGGAAAGCCTTGATATACCTTGCCGACACGGACAGATATTATCGTCAATGGCTAGGTCTTTTCCTGCTTCTCACGCACGACGTTCTCAATGAGTATGCAGAGTGTTTGACTTTTGAAGAGGCTTGCCGGCAGATTAATGGCCAGTGGGATTATGGCTTGGATGAACGTATTTTTGAACACTTTTTTGCGGGTCATAGGCGCGAGGCGCAGGAGATTGTTCTCTGCAACTATCTGCACAATCTCGTCACGATAAACTTGAATCGAGGTGAGAAACGTAATGAGCACCCCCTTAGTAGGTCGTAACGGCGTTATCCAGGCAAGCGCAGGCTCCGCAGTCACTATAGGCTTCGTTCAAGGCTTCACGGATGAAATGAGCGTTGACCTGATCAAAGAGTACGCATTAGCAAGTGACAAGCCTAGCATCTTGGAAGATGGGAATAAGCACTTCAAATTCAGCATTGACAAGATGTTCATCGACAAGGTTTATCAGCAGTATGTTTACGGTGGCACAAGCGTGGACATAATCATCGCGCCAGCAGGCACTGGAACGGGCAAGGAAAAATGGACGTACAAGACTTGCACTTTCACGGCATGGAGCATGAAGGTTGACCAGAAAGGCATCGTAAGCGAAAAAGTAGCCGGAGAAGCCAGCGACATCGTAATAAGCGCATTCTAAACCTTTCCCCCCTCTTTTTCAGAGGATAATAATCACGTTCATATAACGATTTGAGGTGAAAACTTTGAAGGAAGGAGAAATTGACTGGGCTAGAGTTACTGAGATGCAGCAGCGGTTAGAAGAGCTTGAAGCTGAGAAACGAGAACGCACGAAAATCTTCAATCCGAAAGAGCTTGTCCGGAAAGCAAAGCAGATACGCGAAATTGTAGATGAGGACCTTGGCACGATCCGGTATGTGCTGCTGAGTTACAATGAGCTCATCGAGCTTGCTGAGAAGTACAAGGACAACAGGGACAGGAGCATAGCATTGCTGTGGAAGCAGCTAGCGCCTGCGAATGAAGGTTTAACGTTTGAGGAAGTCAAGGAGATGCCTTACGAAGTTGTCGTGCGTCTCTTGATGAAGTTGCAGACTCAGGGGAGTTTTTTTCCGCAGAAGAAGCCGTTCTCAGCGAGTGGCTTAGCATTAGTGGATCAGCGCAGGCAATCGGATTCATCGCCCATGAGTACGGATACACCTTAGAGTACATAGGCAGCTTGACGCCTTTCCAAATTCAGTTCTTAATCGAATGGCCTAAGTGGTATCAGCAGAGAAAATAATGAGGAGCCTTGAATGAGCAGCAGTGAAGTAGAGATCCACCTTGTCGCGTATGACGAGGCTTCAGAGATCATTGCTAATGTAGGCGCCACTATGCAGGGCACGCTTAATGATGTTGAAGGCAGCACGCAGGGAGTTGCCGCCGCAAATGAAGAGCTCAAGACAAGCTTTTCAAGTTCCGCGATGAGCATGAACAGCCTTGCCATGGCGGGAATGGGCTTGTATATGAGTTATGACAGGATTGAGCAAGCTCAGGTTCGCGTCGATAGGGCAAACCTTATGGTTCAAAGAAGCACGGAAACCCTTGAAAAAGCTCAAACAGCCTATAACGACGTTATCGCCAAATACGGTCCAGCCAGTACGCAAGCTAAAGATGCGTTGGATAAGCTGAGCATTGCCCAGAACGCCTATAACGTAGCTGTTGAAAGGGCTCAGCTGTCTAGTCAGAACTTGAACAATTCCATGATGTTCGCGGCGCTCTCAGTAATTCCCAGCCTTATCAGCATCATAAGCATAGTATCCAACGCAACGGAAATCTGGGCTGGCGTACAGGTTGCGTTGAACGCTGTTATGGATGCAAACCCCATCTTCCTCGTCATCGCAGCAATCGCAGCCCTCGTAGCGGGGATCATCTATGCGTACAATACGTGTGAGACTTTTCGGAATGGTATCAATGCTCTTGGAAGTGATCTGGCTGCTGTTGGCAGTGCTATTGCAGGGGCTGTTTCAGGCTTTGTCGGCTGGGTTACGGGAGCTAATAATGCTTCTGTAGCAACTGCGAAAGTTGATGAAGTAGTTGCCAAGACCTCTAAGACTATACAAGCGTTCGGACAAGATATGGACAATGCTGGGAACATGACTATCAAATACGTTGCCGCTCAGCAACAGGTCCTGGCAAATCTCTCGCCTCTCGAGATGAGTCTCAGCGACCTCAAAGAACAGTTTATCATGACGTCAAGCTCGGCGGATACGTATGACGTGAAACTGAAGAATCTTGCTGACAGCAAAAAGCAGCTTATCACCGCAACGGACCAGATGCTCGGCGAACTAGGAAAGGAAGAGACCGGGTTAGAAGTCACTTACGGTCTAAACTACAAGAACACGGATGCGTACAAGTCTTTGCAACAGCAAATCGACAACGTGATAGGCAGTAAAGAAGCTCTTCTGGGAGAGTATGACAAGGAAATTGCGAAGATCAACCAGATTCCAGCCGTGATAAACGAGCAACTCGTTAACAAGGCTCAGGCGGATATACAAGCGTTCAAGGACTGTTCAACGGGCAAGATGTCTAGTCTGGCAGATGAATCTACGGACAAGATGAGTGTTATGGCCAGCGACGTAACCGACCTCATTAATCACGGCCTTGTCGGAGAAGCTCAGAACGCTATGCAAGCATACACCAGTTGCAGTACGAATAAAGTGGCTACGATGGCCATGAATATCGGTGACACGATTACGAAGATGACGACTGAGCATAACAAGCAGATTAAGCAAATGGCAGATTACGCTGCAATTCTCACGGGAAGCGAGAAAGACGCTGTTCTAAGCGAGATTGACTCGATGAACAGCCAGTACGAGACGAAGTTGACGCAGCTGCGAGATTGGCAAACGGCGCTGCTGGGCAAAATGAAGACTGAAGCTGCACAAACCCTTATTCCCGGAGCAGGCGGTGCAGTGAATACTTGGGCAGGTCTAGGCCGTGGAACCTTGGCTGTTCCTGATGGTGGGGGAAGAGCTGTAAACGTTACCATTACAGCTCCTCTTGTGAATATTGAGGGCAGCGCGGACAAAGCAACAGTTGACCTAGCATCAAAACAGGTCCTGCAGGCTCTACAAACGACTATCGTCGAGCCCACGAGCAGCGGTGCAGCGGCAACACAGAAACGTATCAGATCTGGGAGCGTGTTTGTAGCCTAATGCCGATTCTAGCTGAACAGGAAAGACTCGTAGCGCAGGAAAGCAACCTCATTAACGACCCGACGCAATACCCTTATAACACGCAGGCTGCCTGGGGCACGATGCATGATTATGGCAACGTAGTATTAGCTGTTGCCGGAATCTTGCTCATCAAGCTTGACATCTTGCTAAATGGCTCTATAGGATATGTACGCGTAAAGGTTGGTTCCAACTACGTTTTTGGGCTTGAGCCAACAGGAGTTTATACATCCTATGGGCTTGCCATTTGGTTAGCAGCCGGCACGTATGACGTGAAGGTTGAGGGGTACGTATCATCTGCAGCCTACACAGTTGCCATCAAGAATTTCCAAGCAGGCCTAAGCGCCTTCAATGACCAGCAAGGCGCCAGCGTCCGCACCTATAGCACAGGCATCGCTCTCACAGTTGCAAATCGTAACACGCCTGTGGGCGCTCT